AACAAGGTTGTTGACGGAGCGCCTGGACCTTTGCTTGATAAAGCTAAAAAATTAGCGAAGAAGTTTGGTACTGATAACATGTTTATCTTGACCGCTAGAGCACCACAGGCTCAAGAAGCTATATTCGAGTTTATGAAATCTCAAAGCTTAGAAATACCTATTGACAACATCGTAGGCTTAGGTAATTCTACTGGTCAAGCTAAAGCTAACTGGATCGCTGAGAACTTAATAAAGGAAGGATACAATGATATGTACTTCGCGGATGATGCGTTACAAAACGTAGAGGCCGTTAAAGCTATGTTTGAGCTGTTTGATGTTAAGAGCAAAGTCCAGCAAGCTAAGGCTGAGTTTAGTAGAAGAGCGCCTAAGAAAATGGATGGTATCATCGATGAAGGCGCTGCTGATCTTGATTCAGACTTTAATATTATACTAGAGCAAACTAAAGGTGTAGCTAGATTCAAGCAGTTCTCTGCTGGTAAAGCTAGACAACGTGGTAAAAACAAAGGTAGATTTAAATTCTTTATACCACCTTCAGCCGATGATTTTGCTGGTTTACTATATAGCTTCATGGGTAAAGGTGAGATTGGTAACAAGCACCACGCCTTCTTCAAGAAGCATTTGTTCGATCCGTTTAGTAAAGGTGTTAGACTTTTAAATAGAGTAAACCAAATAGCAGCTAATGATTTAAAGAACTTGCGTAAGTCTTTCCCTGATGTTCGCAGGAGCCTTAAAGATAAGTTGCCAGGGCTAGAGTACACTACTGAAGATGCTATAAGAGTATACAACTGGAACAAGCAAGGATTTGATGTTCCAGGTTTATCACAGACAGATCTAAACGCTATTGTTAAAGCTGTTGAAGGTAACGCTAGCTTGAAAGCATTTGCTGATGGTGTTAGTAGAATTATTGTTGGAGAAGCTATTATGCCAGACGACTCTTGGTTAGGTGGTACTATAGCATCTGATATTAACGATTCTCTTGAAAACGCTAGATCGACATACTTGCAAGAGTGGATAGATAATAAAAACGCTATATTCACTGAAGCTAACATGAATAAAATTGAAGCTGTTTATGGCTCTAATTTTAGAGAGGCTTTAGAAGATGTGCTATTCCGTATGGAAAACGGTGGTAACAGATCTCAAGGTCAAGGTAGACTAATGAACACCTTTACTAACTGGATACACGGATCTATTGGTACTACTATGTTCTTCAATGCAAGATCAGCTATGTTGCAGATGATTTCAAATGTTAACTTTATTAACTGGAGTGACAACAATATGTTAAAAGCAGCAGCTGCGTTTGCAAATCAAAAACAATACTGGTCTGATGTTGCTATGATATTTAACTCTGACTTCTTAAAGCAGAGAAGAGGTAGAATACAAACAGATGTTAACGCGGCAGAGCTACTAGCAGAGATACGTGATTCTAAAAACCCAATGAAGAAAGCTACGGCTTACCTTCTTCAATTAGGTTTTACACCGACGCAAATTGCGGATAGCTTTGCTATTGCAACTGGTGGTGCTACGTTCTATAGAAACAGAGTTGATTCGTATATCAAAGAAGGTATGTCTAAGAAAGACGCTGAAACAAAAGCGTTTGAAGATATGATGGAGATCGCTGAGGAAACTCAGCAGTCTACAAGAGAAGATAGAATATCTCAACAGCAGGCTTCACCTCTTGGTAAGTTTATACTGGCTTTCCAAAACACACCTATGCAGTACAATCGTTTGATTAAGAAAGCTGCTCAGGACTTAGTTAACGGAAGAGGTGATGCTACAGCTAATGTCTCTAAGATCGTTTACTACGGTGCTATACAGAACATGATATTCTACGGGCTTCAGCAAGCTTTGTTCGCAGCAATGTTCGGTGACGACGAAGAAGATAAGATCGATGACAAGCAGAAAGAGCGTATGATTAACGGTATGCTTGATACTGTATTAAGAGGTTCCGGTATTGGCGGTGCTGTTGTATCTACAACAAAGAACGTTATCTTGAAGTTCATGGAGCAAGAAGAGAAAGCTAAAGATGATAAGTTCTTCACTGAGCCAGATCACGCTTACACTGTTATCGAGGCACTCAATATATCTCCACCGATCGGTATTAAAGCTAGAAAGCTATACAGCGCTTTGCAGTCTTGGGAGTTTAACAGAGAAGTTATCGATTACATGGACAAGACTGATATCGATAACCCAGTTTACGATGCGGTATTTAGCGCTACTGAGGCTGTTACAAACCTACCTTTATCAAGACTGTATAGCAAATACCAGAACTTGAAAGAAGCTGCTAACTCAGATCACGAAACGTGGAAGAGAGTAGCCATGCTACTGGGTTGGAGTAAGTGGAGCTTTGGTATTAAGAACCAAGACGTGATGTCTGCTAAGAACGAGATTAAAGAAATCAAAGCTGAAGAAAGAGAAGAGCGTCAAGAGCAGAAAAAGCTCGAGCGACAGATAGCTAAAGACGAAGAAGAACGTCAAGTTATTGAAGATAACAAGCTTGATCAAGACGAAAAGAGAGAAGAAGGAGATGCAGAAGTTCAATGCGCTGCTGTTAGTAAATCCGGTAAGCGATGTTCTAATATTGCTTTAGATGGTAAAAGCTTTTGCACGGTGCACGATGAAGTTCCTCAACAAGAAAACGAAGTTCAATGCTCACACACAAAGAGTAACGGTGAGCGCTGTAAAATGAAAACTAAAAACAAATCAGGAAAATGTTACTACCACGATTAAGTTTATTATTAACCTTACTATTTAGCTGCACAGTACTGCAAGCTCAAGAGTTAAAGAAAGCATTTAAGTTTTCTACATTCTACGCGGCTGTTAACGGAGGTAACTCCGTATCAGATCAAACAGTATACTCAATACTTGACGGTTTGAACGAGGAAGTTATATCAACACCGTTTGACTACAGCTTATCTATTGGTGTACGTAAGATCGCTAGGTTTGGTTATGAAAACAGAGCCAACGCTTTCTACGACGGAACAGAAACATCGTGGTCTGCTGATGCTAACATCGGTAAGCGCAACGGTATAGAGTTCCTTGGAGAGGTTACATACGAAAGACAGCAAGGCCGAGAGTTCTTCAACCAACACCACTTTTTTCGCTACATTGGAGATAAGTTCATGGCAAAGGTTGAATACCTTGAAGACGGGTTTGCAGATGTTGGGTACTTTGAAGGATCACAAAGATATAGACTTAAGCTCGGTAAAAAGTTCTCTCTTCACGCAGGTATCGCACAACGTATCTCAGAGCCTTACGGATATGATCCACTTGAAGAGTGGAGACTTTCAAACGGAGATATTCACTACACTTACCTCGCACTTGAGGAAGGATATACACACGACCTTGTTACAGGCGAGTACCTCGCTCCTGACGGAACAATCGTTGCAACAAGCACTGAAGTCTGGGAAGCAGTCACTATCCCTGAGATCTTATCTGAATACACTGCTAGAAAAAGAAATGAACTCACTGATCAATGGAATTACTCGTTGGTTGCCGGATACGACTTCTATCACTTTACAGACGACTTCTGGTTCCACTCATGGGGAAACATTTTACCCTATCATTACGACACTGGAGGTGAATATATGTATCACAATACGGTAGATGGACAATGGTTAGATTACTCTGGTGGTTTGATTTTTGGTAAGAAGTTTAAGAAAAGCTTAGGAGTATTTCTCGAAGGTAGATATTACAAGTACTGGAACAGAGAGTGGTACAACTTTAAGTGTGGTGTAAACTATGTAATCTTTTAAGATATGGCAAAACAAATAGGTGAGGATACTAAAGTAACATTAGACCTCAAAACAATCGGTATGGCATCAGCAGGTTTAGCTGCTTTAATTGGTATGTACTTTACGCTACAAGCTGATATAGCTTTAGCAAAAGAATTACCTGAACCACTTCCACCAGACGTAACTCGCATGGAGTTTGACATGAAAGATAAGCTAGTACGTCAGACCATTATGACAACGCAGGAGGACGTATCAGAACTTAAAGAAGATCTTGATCGTATCGAAGAAAAAATTGACAAACTAAAATAGTTATGGAAGAGACATTGAACTTCAAAACTGTGTTAACATACATACTGTTAATGCTGTTTATGCTTGTTGGCGGAACAGTGCTAAGTCAAAACATGTGTAACAGCGATATTTGTGTAGTACAGTTTAACGCTGGTTGGAACGAGGCTAATGGAGTAGATTATCTAGATGATCTAAAAGACTGCAGTGTTATGAACGTTAATATCGAAGATGGCACTTACCAAGCTGACTATGATATTGTAGTTGTACCTACTATCATAGTATTTAACGGTAAAGAGATCGAAAGATTTCAAGGTAATATTATGATGAAGATAGAAGCTACGCGCAAAGAAGTACAAAGTGTAGTTGATGAAATTATATATAGTGATTTTTAAATGAAGAAGTTAGGATACATTTTTGTAATACTGTTTTGGCTTTTAGCTAGTGCAGTACTGGGTCAGGGTAGCTGGCTAGACGTAGCTGTACAAGTTGATCAATACCCAAATGAAACTTCGTGGGTAATTATGCAAGACGATAGCATTCTTGTAACAAGCCCGCAGTATCAGCCTAATCAATATCTAACTACACCAGTGTTTTTACCTGCAGGTGATTACACTTTTATCATTAGTGATACTTTTGGTGACGGTATATGTTGTGAGTTCGGACAGGGTAACTACGAGTTAAAGAACTTCTGCGGACTATACGAAGCAAACTTTGAGTTCAACGCAGCCGCAGACACAATTGACTTTACTCTCGAGCCTTGCGACGTGCCGGTGTTTGGTTGCATGAACGAGTTGGCTAACAACTTCAACCCATGGGCTAATATAGATAACGGCAGTTGTAACGTTGTATCGTGTAACGAAGATCAGGCTTTAGTGACTATGGAGCTAACTCTTGATACTTGGCCTAACGAAACTGGATTCACTCTAGTGAACTTATCAAACGGACAGCCTTACCATGAGGTGCTTGTTAACGAGTATAACTTCGGTGATCAAATGCTAACATACACATATGACTTCTGTGTAGAACTAGGCTTTGAGTTAATCTTATACGACTTATTTGGTGACGGACTAAACGGTTCTGCGTCAGGCGGTCAGGATGGGGCGTGCGTAATTACTTCATGTGACAGTATTCTATGGGAGCTTGAGGACTTAGCTTTTGAAGAGTGGGATGGTATTGTTATGTACTCTGGTCCTATATTCACTGAGCCATGTGAGCCTGAACCAGATGTAGTTGGCTGTATGGATGACGACTACGTAGATTACAACCCACTTGCTACGATTCAAGACACTTGTATGACATTACACACTTGGGGTTGTATTGATCCTACAGCCTTGAACTACGATAGCTTAGCTACTATAGCAGACTACGCTAGCCCTTGTACTCTTGAGATTATACTTGAGGATGACGCTGGTGATGGATGGGGAGCATCCACCATCGGTATGGTGCAAGGCGATCAGCAGTGGTTGTTTAGTATGGCACCTGGTGAGTTTGTTCATACGTGGGAGCTAACGCTAGACTCTGATGAAGAGGTTGATGTGTACTACTTTCAAGCTGGTACTCAGCAACAGTCGCCGCAAGAACTTGCTTTTCAGACGCTTCATAACTCTATATTAGTATTAAATGCTAATGGAGACACACTACTAAACGAAGGAGATAATCCATTTATGAACAATGGTCAAAGCGCTTTACAGCCTTTCTCTACTCCAGAGTGGACTATATATAACTTTACACCTTTCTGCGGCGATGGTTGTATACCTCATATCTATGGCTGCACTGATCCTTTAGCTTGCGACTATAACGAAGAAGCTAATACTAACACTGAGTGTACATATCCTGTAGAATACTACGACTGCATGAATCACTGTATCAACGACACGGATGGTGATGGCATTTGTGATGAACTAGAAATAGTAGGTTGTCAAGACCCAACAGCTTTTAACTACGATGCTACAGCCACAGACCCTGGTGAGTGTATTGAAGTTGTGTTTGGCTGTACTGATCCTACAATGTTCAATTATAACCCTGAAGCCAACGTAGACAACGGTAGCTGTATTGAGATTATTTATGGTTGTATGGACCCACTAGCTCTAAACTACGACGAAGATGCTAACACCGACAACGGTAACTGCATCGACCCAGTAGCTGGTTGCATGGATGTAGACGCTTATAACTTTGAACCACTCGCTAATGTAGCAGATAACGAAAGCTGCTTATACGAAGCTGTTGGTTGCGTGAGTGGTGTTGGTGAACCTTACGGCGATGGCTTCTGGCTTAACGATGATTGTTATGCTTGGGTTATTGAAGCTGATCCATATTGCTGTGAAGAAGCTTGGGATGCTACTTGCCAAGCAACATATGACTACTGTAGTGTAACAGGTATAGAATCCGTGCTAGCTGGCGAAGACTTAATTGTCTACCCAAACCCAGTGGGCAACGTGTTAAACATAAATCAAAACGTTGACGTAGACGTGATCGATTCAAATGGGCGTATCATAGTATCTAAAACAAATACGAACGCGATAGACGCGTCCCTATGGCCTCCAGGAATGTATATGGTACGTATTATTTGGAACGGTCGCGTCGTCGTCAATAAAGTTGTTAAATGATTAAGTGGATAGGTCAACATATATGGGATTTTGTTTCAAGGTTTAGAAACAAGGTTATACTCGAAGATTTAACAGAATCAACTGAAGAGTACACCATAATGGTTACGACAAGTGGTGAGCTTGTTAAAAGCACTCACCCTATGGAAAGATCAAGACTTCAGATTAGAAACGATGAAGGCTCAACTATACCAGCTGGAGCTCCACTGTATTCCAAAGGTGAAATTGGTGGTAGCGAAAGAATCAAGGTTGGTATAGCTGATGCTAATGATGCTAGCAAGATGCCGTGTATAGGTGTTGCTGAAGCTGAAATGAATACATCTTCTACTAAAGATAATTTTGCTATATCACAAGGTGTTTTTAATACCAACATATCTGGCTTTACAGGGTTATCTGATGGTGATATATTATATGTTGATGACTCTGGTTCAACTCCTTATTTAACTCAAAATAAATCTGACATAACTGGTAGTGCTAACAAAATACAAAACGTAGGTATTGTTCTTAAAACAAATGGTACTATATGCCAAGGCCTTTTAGTATCAGCAATTGGTAGAACTAATGACGTACCGAATCTCGATAGTGGTAATATATTTTATGGAGACACCGGTAATCAAGCCACAACAATATCGTTAAATAGCGTGCTTGGTTGGCATGGATCAACAACTAGAATAAAGATATTACCATCAGACTTTGTAGCTGACGACGTTGGTAGACCTGTTATGATAAACGACAGTAGCATCGGAAGTAGTTCTGTGCACTTAAAAACATTTGGTTCTGCATCGGCTTTTGTTTGCGTGAACATACCAACTGGTTATAAAGCAACTCATGCTATGATTCACGGTAGTGATACATCTCAAAACTACAAAGTATACGAAGCAAACATCAACTCAAGCACTGTAACATCTAAATCTAGTGCGACAAGCATTGGTACTGAAGCTGATATAACAGATGTCACAAGTAGTACAACGAACTATTTACTTATAGAAGTTCTATCAGACGGAGAAACTGACGAGTTTTATGGAGGCTACGTAACTATAACAAGTGTATAATGGCATTAGAAAATAAAAGATATTCAAGAATACACGCTAAGACTGGTTCTGACCTGACAAGGATGGAAACTAGGTTTAACAATAACGAGCATGCTGGTTTAGATGCATTCCCTGCGGAGTCAGCTTTAATGTATCAGATGCAAAAGATGCAAGAGGAATTAGACTATCTTAGAGGTGAAATCAGCTCCAATAAAGACAAGTCTACATTCCCAGGTTTTGGAACGTCAAGCAGCACGGCGTTAAGAGGGAATACTACAACGATATCTTCATCACAAGCAAGCGCTATATTGTTTAATACAGCTAAGGTTAGTCAGAACTTAAGAACTGCCAACCATACTTTACAGTTTGATGTAATAAACAATAGAGGTAGTTACACACTTAGAATTACTGTTGTTGATAGCAGCGGAAGATCGCCTGTAACTAAAACAGCAGATATATCGTTATCATAGCATGTCAAAAACTCATACATTAGCATAATGCAATTATTTAACATAACAAGTCTTACAACTACAACTCTAGTAGCTCTGTACAAAGAACAGAATAGCATTGAGTCAATACACATGGCTAATACACACGCTAGCACTGATGTTAGAATACAATTGTTTTTAGAAGACGAGTCTGCTAATAAGTACTACTTACTTAGAACTGATATACCAGGTTTGACTACGTTAGTGTTTGATGACGGTATAACATTTGACAATAGTTCATTTAGCTTAAAGCTAACAACTCAAACGTCGGCTGACATAAGTGCGACAGATCCTTTAACAGTAATAGTAAAATAATGGATAATATAAGTGATCATATAAGTTATAGAGAAGCCACTCGTTCAAACACTGCTTTACGTAGAGGTATCGATAATATACCTGACGTTGAAGAGCTTGAGAACATGAAGCTAATAGCTGAAAAAGTTTTTGAGCCGCTGCGTAAACATGTCGGTGGTCCTATTAAAATAAATAGTTTTTACAGATCACCTGAGCTAAACGTAGCTATCGGTGGTAGTAAAAACTCTCAACACTGTAAAGGTCAAGCTATCGACCTTGATGATACATATGGGCATAAAAGCAATGCTGCAATGTTCCAATGGATGCGCTATCACCTAGATTATGATCAAATGATCTGGGAGTTTGGTGACGATAAAAACCCAGCGTGGATACACGTTAGTTACGTATCAGAAGAAGAGAACAGACACAGGTGTCTTAAAGCTGTTAAGAAGAACGGTAAGACACATTACGAATTAATGTAATGCCATATAAGCAACTAAATAACCCTTTCAAAAAAGCTGAGCCTCGAAGAACAATAGGTAGAGGTAAAAACTTTAATCCTGTTGCTAAAGACAAAAGCGCTACCGGTGGAGCAGCAGGTGGCGGCATGACAGAGAAAGGTGTTAAAGAATATAAAAGTAAAAACCCTGGTAGTAATTTACAGACAGCTGTAACTACTAAGCCTTCAAATCTAAAGCCAGGTAGTAAAGCTGCTAAACGTAGAAAATCGTTCTGCGCTAGATCAAAGAGTTGGACTTCTGAAAGAGGTAAAGCTGCTAGACGTAGATGGAACTGTTAAGATCATGGCATTTAAAATGAAAGGAGCGCCTTATAAAAAAGGCATTAGTCCGGCTTGTAAAACAGCTGCTAAACGTAAGTTTAAAGTATGGCCTAGCGCTTATGCTTCAGGCTGGGGAGTACGCTGTACAAAAGCTGGTGGACCTGGTAAAATGGGTAAGAAGAAAAAGTAATGGCTAATTTATTTAAGGACTTTGATGCAAAGCCGTTTATGAAACGTAAACCGCCTAGTGACAACTCGTTTGACACCGATCAGGAGCTCAAGCAGTTATCTAAAATTCCTATTAATAAAAAGTTTGTTGAAGAAAAAGACGACATAGAAGCTACATTTAAAAAAGCTTCTGATGCTGCAGGTGTAGAATACCCTAGTGCGTTAGTTAAAAAGCTTATTAACGACTCGAGAGGTACTATATTAAAATTAAAAAAACATTTTAATAGACCTAGACCTAGTGAACTAGCTAAGAGAAGAAATATAAAGCTTGATAACGTTGAGGCTAAGTCTACGAAAACTCCGTCGTACCCGTCTGGTCACTCAACACAGGGCGTTTTAATTGGTGAAGTATTAGCTGATATGTACCCTAAAGCTGCAGCTAAGTTTAGAAAAGCTGGTAAAGATATATCGTACAGTAGAAACGTAGCTAGAGCTCATTACAAGTCTGACTCTAAAATAGGTGAAGAGTTAGGCAAAGAAATGTTTAAGCATTACAAAGCCAACATGTCTAGTAGCCCGTTAGCTAAGAAGCCTAAAGGTGCTCCTGACTGGCATGACTCTGACGCACCTGACGCTAAAGGTAAGTTCAGAGATTTATCTGCTAGCGGTTTAGCTAGCTGGTTAATTAAGAGTAGACGTGGTAACTTATCTAGAATTATCAGCAGCTTAAATCAGCAGATAGTATTTAACCGCAAGAAGAATCCTAAGTACGCCGCTAAGATGCGTAAGACTCAAGACATAGTTCGCAAGCGACTAGGTAAGAAGAAAGATGGCAAGTAAAGCATACAGAGGAGTACTTAAAGCTAGAATATCTAAGCTTTATGGTGGCGACGTTACGATAGAGAAAGCACGTAAGCTCAAAGCTAGAAAAGATGCTACAGCAAGAGACAAGCAACTTGCTAATTGGTTTATTAATATGCAGACTAATAGACCAATGAAAAAACGCAAAGACCCGGTAGTTGGTACAGGTAAAAAACCTAAAGGATCTGGTTTTCAGTTATTTTTGTCATTTACTTCATTTTAATATTTGCAAATGCAACATTTTTTTATCTATCTTTGTACAATCAAGTAGAAAGAAAAATATTTAAGATATCTCACCAACCAACTTTATGGTGTAAGTGTTGAAAGAGAAACGAAGCCGTTAGGATTGCCTAGCGGCTTCTGCTTTTATATACTTTTCATACTCTTTGATATGTTTTTGCATTTGTTTATTTCCTTTTATTAAATAGGCTCGTCGTACTCACAACACCACGAAAGATACAGATTCTTACAGTTCTTGAGCAGAGAGCAGAGGTTATGGGAAAAATTGAGCAGGCTAGGCTGGCTAGATCAGCTAAGCGCGAATTAAAAAAGCAACATGGCATACAATCAAAAAAATAATCCGTTTAAAAAAGTAAAAGGTGGAGGCACAAAGAAAGTGTGTTTACCCGCTGCTAAGGTTCGCGGTATGAGCAAGAGTGAGCGTGACAAAGTTGTAAGAGCTAAACGCACTGCCGCTAAAAAAGGAGACTACAAACGGTCTAGCAAAAGCTTTGTTAAAGGAGCGAGGAAGAAAGGAGCTACGCTACGAGACTGGTTTGAAAAAGAAAACTGGGTACAAGTTAATAACCCAAGTAAAAAGTGTGGGGAATAAAAAAGGGGACTTGCGTCCCCTTTTCTGTATCCGGTAGTTTAGGTTATGTAACCTCACACGATCCGCCTGCGCAAGCTAGCTCACCAGAGAGATCTGTATTATCCTCGGTCTCCATTACATTTGATAAGTCAACAGTATCTAGCGACTTAACCATTTCATTGAATTTAGTTTTAGTAATGTCCTCAAATGGCGCTTGAGTATATGTACCACCGTTATATGGTAGAACAGATAAACCGTTATAGTACTCCCTGTTCTTCCACATCCACTCACCAGCTTCTTCCCACTCATTAGCTTTTAAACTAATGGTAGCAGAAACATTGTGAGTGTTTGAACCGTTCCTGTGTCCAGATGAAACCCAGTCTATTGATACTGCCTTTACTCTTTCAAGTAAATCAAAAGCAGATTCAGTTCTTACAATAGAACCTTCAGGTGCCGCTTGCGGTACACTGATCACTGCTGTATCATGAGGTCTGAAGTATTCATCTTCGATTAACTCAGGATGGTTATTAACTAGGTAAGAATAAATAGCTTCATTCTTACCAACTCGTAGTCTACGCACGTAATGCTTGTTATGCCAAGCGTGTATACCAGATGATGTACCCAGTACTAGAGATGTGGTACCAGCTGGCTTAACACATGTTGTACGTGCAGCTTTGTTGATACCTATGAGCTTTGCAACTCTACTGTTTTCGCGCTTAACAATATCAGCGGCTTTCTTCATATCAAGATTCATAACCTTGTTAGAGCCGATACCTGTCATTGACACGCCGATCAAAGCGTCTTTCTCAGTTGTATCTTTCCATACTTCACGTAAGTAGTGGAAGTCTGTATAACCAGCTTGCAACGTACCTATGAAGGCAGCAACTTTAACTCTAGCGTTTAAATCATCTTGATCAACTATATCTGATACGTTAACCTCACATAAGTTACAGAACTGATAAGGACGAAGAGCAATCTCACAGCATGGGTTTGTTCCCCAGTCCTTATCATTGTTTAGGTAGATACCTGGTTCACCAGCTCCTGATGCTTCAACTCTTTTCCACAGATCCATAAAGAACTCTTTCTTAACTTTATGTCTCATTAACACGGCAGAGTTGTTAGCTCTACCACGCTGAGGGTTAAGCTCCCACCAGTTACCTGACTTACAAGAGATCATCTCTTCATCCGTTGCACTAAATAATGATATGAGTGCTGCACGTCGAATCCCACCAGCCAGAACAGCATCTGCGATGTGACAAATGATATCGTGTACTTCAAGACTTGAAAGTTGTGTTCCATCTTCTTTATCATCTAGTATACCTTTGATTTTAACTAAACACTCTTTGAGTGGCTGTGGGCCAGGAGCTTTACCTCCTGACGTCACTAGCCTTGCACCTTTAGGTCTGATGTCTGAGAAGTCAAACTTCACCTTAGAACATCTACGACCACCGAGGTACGACTCAATAAGTACCTTCACACTGTCAGCCCAACCTTCAATACTGTCACCGATTACAAATCTTCTCTCTCGTTTTTCAAAAGGCTTGATGACGAAAGGAAGCTTTCTAACGTGGTGATTCTGGACTGAATAGCCAACACCACATCCCGATAATAGTAAGAACATAGTTTCACTGAAACTATCAATGTGATCAACGGGAAGGTAACTACAGTTGTAAAGACGATTAGGAGAAATCTCAATAGGCTTTCCACTAAACTGAAGAGATCGCATCGACGGCAGAACCTTTTTGTTGTAAACCATTTCATAAGCTTCTTCTATTTGTTGCTTCAGATCTGGATATTTCTTAACATGCATCTCTTTGTTACGCGTAACTAACTCTCCCCACGTTTCTCTTCTGTTAAGCTCAGGTATATACTTGGCATACTTCATATGCACTGTAATATCTGATAAAATATCTCTACTGATCTGGCTCATTTACTTCTTTTAAAACTGTTAAACATAAATCTACAAATGGTAGGTAGAACACGTGGTTATTCCTATCATCTCCTTCGTAAGACCTAAACCCTACTAATATTCCTGGGTAGAACCCAATTGTTATTTCCCAACTCATTGTTTGCTTTTAATTATTTCAACAACCTTATCGCATTCCTTCTGATTCTGGGGTTTATATAAAGTCACAGGCATATCGTGTTTGTTAATGTATTTCTTAAACATCTTCCAACGCATAGGAAAACTTTCGTTTGCCCTGCCTTTTGTTTCAATTATAAAACCCTCACCGATGAAATCAGGAGTGTACTTGATAGGTAATATTTTCTTTTCTCCGCGATTCACCATATCGCCTTTACCGTTACTCTGACGCTCGTAACATTGTATGTCGCACATAAATCCTTCTTGAAGAACAAATGTCTCCGGCTCGTACTCGGCTTTGATCTTAGCTTTCTTTAGTGCTTGATACATATAACGTTCAAGACCCGAGGCGAAGGTTATACCATCGTATTTAACCTTCTTTGACCTTACTGGACCTCGTTTCTTGCTTTTAGTTTTATGCGTCGTCTTTCGTCCCAACGATATCGTGGATTAGTTCACGAGCTGTTTGTATATACAATATCGCATCCATTAGTTCTTCTTGAATATCATTGAGATACCCATCAAGATCTTTATGTCCGCCTTTCATTTCAGCGTGCAGTGTGCGACCGTACTTAACAAAGCCTTCGTCAGATCGCTGCGTAAACTTTTCACATACGCGTTGTACTACTGGGTCACGAAACTTGAAAGTCTTAATATTATCTACCGACTTTGAATCCATTATTTCTCTGCTGCTCATAGTGTATCTTTTACAAATGTTCCGTTAATCATTTTACCTGTACGCTTACTAATAACGTCGTATGCTGAGTCAATGCAGGTTTCAATTGATACACCACCTAGTCTAGCTAGATTAGTTAACACAACAACCATATCACCGATAGCATCGATAAACTCAGGCTCATCGTTCTTTAGTATGGCTCTACCAAGCTCACCAGCCTCTTCCATAAGCTTTAAGTATTGAGTTTTAGTATCGCCTTTATCATATAAGCCTCGCTCATTAGCCCACGCTCTAATTAAATCAAAACGATCAGGTTGTCTACGACCACCTATATGTAGAGAACCTGTCTTTGTTTCAGTGAAACTGTTGTTATCAAAGAATCTAGCGAACGCTTTGTTATATACATAGCATCTATCATTATTATACATAGATGTTTTTACGTTATTCATAATCCAGTCTATCGACTTAGCGTCAATACAACAACGTCCGTGCTCTGTTTCCCAGCTCATACCGATCTCGTACATAAGTCTACCTTTTAGCTTATTAACCGGACACGGAAACGTAGTTGTTTGTTCTGTTATATTTATCTTCATTAAATTTAATTCTTGTTTTATAGGGTTTAAATCTTTATACAGTTTGCGATCTACTTTGTAGCCATATTCTTTCTGCAACTCTATTTCTCTGTGAGAGATATAGCAAATGTCATCCGACATATCTAGTATTTCATATTCATCTTCTGTATAACCTTGTTGCCGTGTAACTCGTTCCTTCAGGTTATTAGTTACACCTATCTTTTTACCTGGTATATGGTATATGCAGTACGTCATTTTCTACGTCTAGCTTTAGATACTCTAATCGTTACATCACCCCACTCTTCTCTAGTGTATAAAGAGTTATTAGAGGAGCTAAATGTATTATTAATATTATCACCGTCGTTAAACGTTGTAGTTACGTCTCTGTATCTTTTCTTTTCATCGCAAAGATGTAAACACATAACCTTACCGCCATCAATACGGAGTGTGTACTCACCGTCGTGATCAACCCTGTTTATAACTTCGCTGGTCACGTAGTCAAACACGATTATTTCATCTAGTGTAACCATCGTACATAATGTATCTTGTGCGTACGAAGCTAAGCTTATTAGCATCATACATGTTGTTAGTATTTGTTTCATAGTTTATTATTATATAAGTGTAAATTATGAGCATAATGGTAATACTCACCGACATCAATACCTAGCTGATAAGCAACAAGCATTTGTAAGCTAGCAAAACAATACTGATCATTGCAGAAACCAAACCACAAATCGTTTGATCGCATAACCACAGCCATGTTAAGCTTGTTGTTTAGTATTGTAAACTGCACTGCGTAAGTACACGGAGTATCGTTATCATATGCGTGTATCTCCTTGCCATCGTAGATACTTATAGCTGCTTGTCTAGTATTTGGATTAGATAATTTATCTATAACTTTCTCTAGCTGATCGTTACGATTCCACTGCCAGCCATAGTTAGAATTAACGTTACCATTTTCATCAGCCATTCGCGTCCATATAGGTGGTATTTTACCATAGATATCGCCTAGCTTATTTATGCTAGGGTTACCTGACAAGTACCACTGCCATTCAGCTTCTGCATACTCTCTGTTCCAATTACGCTCTCTGTCTAGTATAAACATATCGCGTGGTTTTTCCAGTGTAAAGCCTACATTAAATAAAGCTTTGGTATCACCGAACTCTATGCCATTACATCTGATCTCATTTAAGAAATATACAAATGCTTCATCTGCATTTTCAAATCTTGTTTTCATCTTTATTGTATTTATCGTAATAGTATTTATAGTATTCGTAAACCTTAGTCATAACCTCTTCGCCTCTATAAGACGTTGGATCAACACTAACAGTTGCATTAATCTGAATATCAATTTGCCATTCGTCTTTAGTATCCCATAAAGGAGTAAAGCCTACGACTATATTGTTATTCATACACCAAGCAACGTGCCTCATGTTTTCATCACTGTAGCCTATTGACACCGGTGTTCGACCACCCTTCTTTTTCTTCTTGTTGTTACCTATTCCCATGGCATAGCGTCATCTTGTGCAACATCAGCCATCATAGGTATAAAGCTACCAGATCTAGGCTCCCACGTGAAATGAGCTTCAGCTCCGTTCTCGCCTAAGTTTTGGAACTTGACTTTGAGGACTTTTGCTTTAACCGTTTTTGCTTCATAGTCACGGTGGACCAAGAGTCCATGGTAAGAAGCGTCATACCACTCTCCACCACCTTTGATATTATACATAGTAGGTTCTTCAATTTTTCCATCTTGTCCTTTATACATTTTAGTTGGGTGAGCTACAATAAATACTAGTACATCATACTTCTTAGCAAACGTTTCGATCTTCTGTAGGTATTCCATTGTGTAACGGTTTACATCATCAGAGTTAGCGTTTGTGTCTCTAACCTTATTAAAAGGGTCGATAACTAAGCATTTAATACCTTTACGTTTTACAAGTTCAGCGCCTTTGCGTAACACAGACTCAAGCGTGTAGCGGTCCATATCAATAAAGAAATAGTTGTCATTAACATGATCAGCTACTTGCTTCCATCGATCACCGCCGATATCGCTTGGCGTTGGCATATCTTGCCAGTGTTTACGCATTAGCTTATGAGCGTGTAGATATGTCGGTTGGTTTTCAGGCGACGCGTACGCAGTCTTCCATCCATAGTTGTTATTATAACCAACAACCATTTGATCAACGAAGTCAGACTTACCAGAAGACGGGATACCTGTAACAGTGATGAACTGACCAGTATAAGTACTGAATATCTTATCAAAGTTAGGAAGTCCGACCTGGAAACCAGGCTTAAAACCATTTTGTACAAAGTCTTTAAGTTCATCTTCTATATCATATAATGTTGATACACCTTCTAGCGGTACCTGTTTACAACTGCTTATAACATTACGTAAATTATCTTTACCGTGTTTAAGCAGGTACTCATTGGCGTCTTTACAATCATCGAAGTCGACTAAGTAGCATACCTCAGCGCCTAGTCTACGTATAAACTCTTGCTTAAGAGCTTGACCAGGTTCATCGGTATCAAGAGCTAAGATAATCTCAGTCTTGTCTTCAAAATAGTCGATGCAATTATCTAGGTAATCGAGATTGTTTGAGTTTAACGTTGCACCGTTGGGTACTGATATAACGTTTTTAACTCCCGCCTCGTGCATTGCAAGCACGTCCATCTCGCCTTCTACAATGACACATGATTCGTAACCAACGATAGAGTTGATATTGTAAAATACTTTTTCAGCGCCTTTGTACAGCTTAAAGTTTTTACGACCGTCTCTATATTTAACGTTGATCAGTTCATCACCTATAAAGTAGTTAAACTGGATGGTATTTTCGGACTTACCTGTCTGCGGCATGAACTCAAGACCTTCACCGACACAAAGGTCAGCTAAGGTCTGAGTCGATATACCACGCGATGCAAACCACTCTTCAACTTTAGTACCTACTTTAGGTAAGCTAATAGGTTCAGGCTTTACATAAACCTTTTCGCTATTACCTTTGCGTTGGTAAGTATGTAGCTGAAAGCTTGTATCGCAATTATGACAGGTTCCGAGACCACGTTCCCAATCATAAGACGCACACTTGGCCTTTTGATTTTCAGGTTTCCTATCGTGGGAACACATAGGACAAACGCCCTGTGTTTTACCCACTTCTAGGTTGTGCTGATTGAACTTGTCAATCGCGAATCCATTGATCTCTCTGTCTTCTACGTTCATGTTAGAATGGCAGGTCTACTTTTTCTTCTGGCACTTGCATTGGTGGCGGACCTGCTTGTACGTCACTTCGCGGTGCGGCTTCAACATTATTACCGTTAGTCCAAACTACTTTGACATTACCTAGATATGTCTTTGCAGTCTTAGCATCACGCTCTTCTTTCGTCTGATCTACACAGACTGGACCTTGGTTACCGAACTGATCGAGATCATCGTTCAGTGTAATCGTAATAGGTAAATACTTACCTTTCTTACCATTGATGATCTTGTCTTTTGGTATCTCACTAAGGTTGATACTCGTTTTTAAAATACTTGCCATTACTTAATATCAGCTAATTGGTTAAACATACGTCTCATTTGCTCTTTAGTAGCACCGGTGCGACGTCTTAAATTATCCACCGGTTTTAAATGCGATTGCTTCGCATAAAAGTTAGACTCTTTTGTCTTAATGCCTGTTACGTCACAGGTCTTCATCTTTGCTCTTGGCATGGTTTATAGGGTTTTAGTTATTAAATGTTGCTTGTGATCAAAGTTTTCTGTCTTGTAAAACAGGTCATATATCTCACTAGCTTTTTCTACTTTATCTCTACCTGTTCTGTAAAAATCAGGTGAACAGTCGTACAGACCTATTTGATGCGTGTTTTTATCTATAACGATAAACAACATATCGTAACCAAATAAGGTTCTGTATATATAAGCTTGACTGTCATAATTAAACTTTTGTGCAGACCACTTGAACTTATCAATATCGCCTGTAGTTTTAAGATCGATAACGAGCTTTTCATTATGATTAATTATATCAGCCTTGCCTTTCCAAGTATTACCAAACAAGTTTGTTATACCTGGTTCTTCATACACGACACTGCCATTATCTGGCTGTATCAGGTCTCTGCATATATCGTTAGCCATCATCTTGTCAACCATTACCTCAATACTGTCTACTTCGTGTTGTAGTAGACATAACTCACCACCAGATATTTCTTTATACTTTTTAGTGTTTCGAGTTGATGATTCGATAATCTTAAATGACTTTAACTTGTCAGGCTCTAATATAGCAGTGTGGAAGTAACCACCGACTAAGAAGTTAGGGTTGTTAGGTGTTTTGTCGTACAATGACATAGGATTCTTTAGTAACTTACTAATATGAGAGTTACTTAAGAACTGATTACCAAACTCACCGTAGTAGTCTTCATCATTACGTAGTCGATCGATTATTTCTTTACTCATAGTTTACTTAGTTCTTCCTCTTGTTTTGAAGTAAGCTTGTACTTCGTTTTAATTGCATTAACGTTTCCTCCATTAGTTATGTATTCTTTTGCTTTGTTAAACTGCTCGACAGTTATTCTAGGCTTTACGTCAGCTTTACCGTGCGTGTTAGTTGCATCTGCGTCTTCAGTATCATCTATTAAGAATAGATTACCTAACGCGTACTTCTTACCGTAAGTACTTGCAGCACCAAACTGTTGAGACGTCTGCATACCTTTTTGAGATAGGTCGACACCTACAACCGCAGTGGCTGTTACCTGGTTTTCACCGTCCGAGAAAATTGCTGTGGACTCGAGCATTGGCACAGGCTCTGTGGCGATGATCTGTTCTTTAACTACTACAGAAACATCGAGCTCGAGGAGAAACGGTTTTACCGCTTCTAATATGTCTTCCGCTTTACGGAAATAATATTTGCCAAACGAATTATAGCTAGACTTTTTTGCCTTTAGCTTAGTTTGGACTTGAGCTAATTTGTTATTTAGTTCTTTCATTTTGGTATATGGTTTACATATATATAATTACAGGTTTTAACGTGGATTTACACGAGTAAACTATAGAAAGTCAACCACTTGCGAGTAATCTACGTTTTCAACCAACTTGTCTATTGCCTGCTTTTTTAGCTGCGATATACGCACATAAGCACTGTCACCTTTTATGTTTAACTTCTCTGCTATTTGTTTAGCTGAAAGCTTATCACAGTTAAGGCCAAAGCTGTATTTAATAACATCTGCTTCACGGCTAGATAAATGCTGACTTAGCAAGTTAAGTAAGTACGAACACAAGAGCTCAGGGTTGTATCTTTTGATCTTGTCTGGTACTTCAAAACCTATGTTAGCATCATCTAGCATTTTATCTAAGCTTACAAACACAGAGTTGAAAAACATTTCAAGTTGACTCTTATCTGCATCGTTCTTACGTATCTCATTAAGCTTGTGCTCGGGTATACGCATCGTGCCTCGATTGATATCTACGGCTCTACGTATACCACCTTTGATACGTTTAGATAAAAATGACTTGAGCCTTTGCTCTGGATCACTAGCTTCGTATATAGTCTCCCAGTTAATTTTACCAACAGCGATAACTAAGTTCTTGTTACCTTCTTGTATCAAGTCATTAATAGTCATTACGCCACTAGCCTGCTGCGTGGTAGAAAACTTACGCGCTAAGTTCTCTGCTAACGGCATGAACAGTAAGATCAGCTCATCGCGAGTCATTTCGTCCCAAGGCCTACAGAAGTCTGTTCGCCTTGTAAGCTGCTTTATATCTTCTTTGTATCGGATATAGTTTTGTATGTTATAACACTTCATTGTCTTCTTTATTGTTTAGATGTGTTAACACGCAAGCTGTTGCACTTAGTGTTATAAAAATTATTAGTAAATTCATAGTTGTTTATTTAAAAGTTCTTTTTCGCGCTTTAAGTCTTCACACATATGACGATGCACAGTACGAGATGATACACCCAGAACCTCAGAGACGCGTTTTATCGTGATCTTTTGGCCTAAGTCATGTATATCTATCATAGCTTGATAAACGTCGTCAGGATGCGTCTTATTTGATCTGCCAATCAACTGACCTACGATACTGAGCTTTTCAGCTTTACTTAGCCCGCATCCACGTTTAAAAATAACTTTACGCAGTTTATTTTTAGGTGGTCTATCAAGATCAGACATGTATACATCATATACTATTTTGTCTATCATGTTATCATTTATAGAGAAGCTAATAAAACCATTTGACTTGTTGCATATTGCATAAGACATTTGTTTAAACTCGTCAGGACCTTTTTCTGGGTTTAAGTACCACAGAACAAGCAAGTGCCAATAAAGGCTCTTGTACGTGTTTATTTTAGCTTCGCTTCTAAACAGATCATAATACTCATGCGTACCGTCTTCAAAGAACATCCACTTATCTGTTTGTACAGTTGGAATGTCGTTAATAGGTAGTCTGGAGGTGATTACGTTATTGCGCCACAACATGTTATAATTACGATCAAACTGTGACATAAGCCTGTTACTTAGTACTATTAGGGGCTATTGTCACACTGACCGGTTTAAGGGTCGCAAGAATAATTCTTTTAGAATTATCATAATTGGGTATTTTATTAAATTCCTCAATACGTTTCTTTAGGTCTTTCTTCATATGTTTTTTCGGTTTTTAGGTTTGCGATTATTCTTTTTGCGCCTATGTAATAGTTCCAGTAAGCTTGCAGGCTACAATCGTCTTTATACTCATCTGGCATACACTGTGGAGGTTGTTCAAATGGCTCATGCGGTATATCAATAGGTGCTGCCCGTAAATGACCGCACTTAGTTATAGACAAATGCGTTCTACCATATCTACGTTTGTATTCAGCACCTAATGCCATCATGTGCTCATACAGCCAATCATAATGTAAAGAGTTTTCTCTTACCCATATTGTTGAAGGGTGGTTGATATGCGCTTTTTTGTAAGGTACATTAACAAAGTCACCATCAACATCTCTATCACCTAGTATATGGTGGGCCGTGCAAAGCATCTGAGCAGACTCTAAGATCATCTTTACGACGTGCTTATTGTACTGATAATCAGCGGCTTTACGCGGATCTTTATGTAGATAAAATATATTCATTAGTCTTCTATAGATGTTATACCATTACCTTTAGGACTGTTCATCAACTGCGAGTGCCTATATCTTTCATTACGAAGTTGCATCTCAAGCACTTTAATTGTTTCGCTTTGTGTTTCAACTAATCGCTCGTATGCCTCTAATTTATTTTGTAACTCATCCATTGCTCTCTTCAAATTCTTCAATTACGTTTTCAATTTGTTGTGCACGGCTTGCTATTGACTCTGCAACGTCTGCAAAGCCACGTAATGCGCTGATCTCGTACTCTGATAATTCTTCTGCGTCTAAACCATCTTCAAGCGCGTATAGACAGTCGCGCATGTCCGCTAATGTATTTTCAAAGCGGCAGTAACTCATATTTCCCATTTTAATATCTTTTTCTTTTGTTTCTAATTTGTTCTAATTTATCTAATAGCTTTATAGCTATGTCTACACTGATCTCGTCAGCGTAATATAGGTCGTATATTAATCTTCTCATTCGTAGTCGCGTATACATTTAAATAGTGGGTGACGGTAGCTACCAGCTTTGGTACGCTCGAAGTATGTGAACGTAGCTGTCTTGCCAACCCAGCCTTGCATAGCTTTAAAGTTGTCTTGTAAGTACTTGAACTTATCCATGACAGGCATACCAAACTCTACGCCATCAGCATCACGAGCTAGGAACTTACCGATCGTACCTACACGTTTGCCTTTACCTTCAACCCAGCCAATAATTTCTGCCTCAGTGTCGTGGAAGTCTTTGAACTTACGTAGGCTGTGTGAACGCTTTTCGTGATACTCAGTATTAAGACGCAGTATTGAGCCTTCGTAACCTTGAGCAAGATTTCCATGGTGTATAATTTTAGCTTGATCTTCGTTAAACACATCTAACGTTGGTACACGTTTGATGCAGCGGTTTTGCATAAGGTTGTATTGCAGCCACTCGCTACGCTTAGCAAACGGTAAGTGCATGCCTTTACCGATTAGATCGTAGCAGTGGAACTGCACAAGTCTAGCTGATTCAAGCCTGTACTCATCTGTTGGTTTAGTCTTACGCACGCAAGAGATGATCTTTTCGAAGTCATCTTTCAAGTCGTGGTTGTATAGCTCGCCATCGAGTACAACTTGCGGGTTAAACTTGAAGAAAGGTTCAAGGTTAAACAAGATGTGATCGATGTTAAGCCATTGCTTACCTGTACGTGACCACGCGGTTACATTGCCGTTGTCACACTGTATGACACAGCGGACGCCGTCAAGCTTAGGCTGTAAGAATACGCCTTCGCTGTAGTCAATTGGTTTATCGCTGACAGGATATGCCAGCATTGGTTTATGTCTTATCATATTATTATTATCTGTTAGTATTCGTATTTAGTTCGTACATGTGTCTCGCTCTGTTTCGCTACAGTCGCAGTTGTCGCATAAAAACTCTTCAGTCTCGACCTGTTCAGGTGCGTACTTCTTCAGTAACATGTCTGGTGTACCTACAAATACACATCGCTCTTCTTCCCACGACGCTACTTTGAATACACTGATCCATGGCTCGGATTTGCCATGACACTGCCACACATAGTACATATACTCTATGTCGCAGTGTACTATATCAAGAGCTTCGACTTCCCAGCCTTCGACTTTACGATACTTAGTAAATGATTCGGCGATCTCTACGCCTAATCCTTCAGGATAACCATCCCAGTGATTATAGAACTGTGCGTGCCATCGATCTGGGTGTTTGTCAAAAGGTACACCCTCTTCGCGCGTTGCGAACCTTATTGTTGCTCTTGTTGCCATTATTCTTTAAATTTTCTATTTGATTCTATTATTTGTTCTAGTATTATGTAACCTAGTAAGCCCGCGTATAAGTATTCCATTAGTCTAGTAGTATCATGTATGCGTTAGGATTCTTGATTAGAAACCAGTCCTTGCCTCTAGTAATGACATCAATGCAGTCATCTAGATCGAACACTGGTATGTTCATAACCATTGCTATTTCAGCACCTTTAATTAAATCATACATACTCAGCTCAGCAGCATCTAATAATGCTGTTTCACCAGTTAATGGGTTGCGCACTTCGTCACCTAGTTCGTATACGTCACCGTCGAACCAACTCGGTAACATTTCTTCTGCTTGTTGTTTGTTATTCATCTTCAATAATATTTTCTCCTGTCATTAATGTGCTACCGTTGATACTACCAAAATCGACTCCGCCGTAGATTATAAGGTTATTGATTTCGCTTATTTTAAGCTCGCTCCAGAATGATGTAGAATCGAGAACTTTAATAGTGCTAGTAACCGTAAATGTGTAATCATCTTGGTTTGCAAGCAAAGTATCACGTATGTCTTTGTTTAGTCTTTGGTATAATGTTCGTCTCATATTGATATTATCCGTTAGTATTCGTATTTAGTTTGTAAGAGCGCAGGAATCGAACCTGCACTAACCGTTACTCTTATATAAAGCGAAGACCGAGACATGTCATGTAACCTCGTCAGGTTACCTCGATCAACGCGTAGCGTGTATAGCAACACACCCGTTACATACATAAGCTGTTCACTTTGGGCTCGCTTCTGAACGAAGTTATATCGCCTCCCCAGCTCTATGTATGCCTTGCACCGTCGTGCTTATATGTGCAATATGATGACTAATCTGCGAGCAATGTCTTAAGCTTCTCGCGGCGGACCATTACGGTGCTTCCACCAGTCTTGCACATTTAACTAGCTATTGTCAGACAAATTTGCCATCAATCTTACCTGAGTCGTCTTCGTTGACAAAATCTTCTTCAACTATGTTGAACATATCTTGTAACACGTTATAGATATCCGACTCAGATATTCCTATATTACTAAAATCAATATTCTCTATTACTACCGTATTACCGTAGTCCATACCAAATTCTACATCTAGATCGTGAGTGTCGACGTTGTGTACTATTTCAGTGAATATATCTTGTAGTGCGTCTACTAAATCATCTGCCACTTTCGACTGGATTTTAGGTCTACCTGCATTAGCTAGTTCGTTTACTGCTGTGTTTAGCTCGCTTTGAGCTTGTCTTAATTCAGAGTCTTTAGTATCTCTGTTGGCTTGTAGTGCTTCCACTTTTGCCTGTAATTGTTCTTTATTCATGATTATATTATTTTAGCATTGTACCATAACCACGACGCCTAGTGAGCTTAGCGATACGATCGGCATCACTGCGTGACATGATTTGTATTGAGTTGCCTGTCTTGTGGTTGATAAGTGGTGCACAGCCATAACGCTCAACAGTAGAACAGTTGACACACACTTTGAAACCAAGGCGCAGACGGCCTTCAGGGATTATACTATTGCATTTGCATTTCATATATATATTATCGAAAAGTAATCGTATTTAGTTTGTAAAATGTACATCGCGAGTACAGTCTTGAATATGCTCTACAACTTCATCTGCTTGATTAAAGTCAAGAGTGATATTACCACCTTCTTCAGTCACCGCATAAGTATTAAAGTACTCATTATCTGGGTCGAAGTAATCACAGTTAGGTATGTAGATTTGAAACTCAAACCGCTGAACTTCGTCGTCGTACCAAGTCGGTCTTTTGATTACACGTGTACAAGTTACTGATATAGAGGCAGTTGCATCATTGCCATAGCTTGTATTTTCATATGAGTAACCTGCTTCGGTTAGCTTCATTGCTAGCGCATCATACGCTCTTTGTTCATAACTTGTCATAGTAGTTTTCTTGAAATAAGTTAATAATATGCCTACCAGATCGAGTATGGAAACCATAGCTATGAGTAAACATGCCACTGATTGGCTTGTTTTCGAGTACTAATTGTAGTACTTCCCATGGTGTACACTCGATCTCATAAGCGGTTGCTTTTGCTGCGTCTGTTAATGTTGCACAGCAGTGTCTTGGTTGAGAGTCTAACTCTTCAACGATATAGTTTTCCACTTCTTGTTCTGTCATAGTATTAAATTAAAATTAAGTCATCAATATAGTCAGGTTCTAGGCCGAACTCACAGGATACGTAGTCTTCTACATCCCATACTGTTAGCTCGCCTGACGCTAGACCTTGCATTACATAGTCTCTTGCTTCAGATACTATGTGCTCTGCTGTTTCAGGTGATATACTATCGCGCTTGATTAGCACGTCTTTGATTCTATATTTCATTTGCTACATAATTTTCTGCTTCTTCAAGCGTTGTACATTGAGGTACACTGTCATAAGTGCCGTCAGTATACCATATTTTGTTAAGTTCTGGAGCGTAACCGTGTCGCTCTAATCCTACTATTTTTTTCATTCTTCTAATTCTATTTGTAGTGTTTCACATAACCACTCGTCTTCGAACCATAGAATATCATTAAGTTGAGTTTCTGTTAATCCATCAGGATACAAATCTTCTATTAGATATTCAAAGTGCTCAGACTTGTTGTTTTCTATAATCAGTCGCTTTGTTTCTTTTGCACCTGCCCAAGCCTCAAAGCGATTTAGTTTTAAGTGTTGTATTACTTTCATTTTACTGCTTGATTATTCATGACACATCCACTCTATTGAGCCAAGGCTGTAGCCTTTGCCGATTAAGAAGCCTTCAAGCGCTTCGTGAACTTCTGGCATTTCTGGTGGTAGCACATACGTGTCTACCTCTGCTCTTTCAAAATTTAATACTGTTATTTTCATTATTTCTCTAATATATAGGTGAAACCTTTATAACCGAACCAGTGGGAAACACCATCTGACTCACCATAGTTAATACAACCGAAATTATTCGGTAAATCTCCAATACAGTATGGCTTATAAACTGCCATTCCTATCTGTATTTTATTATTTTTTAAGAATTTAATTGTTTTCATATTATTATTATCTATTGTGTTCCGTATTTAGTTTGTTAAATCTGACGCTACATTAACAAGTAGCATTATCATAGCGATACCAAATGTACCAATGTTCAAAGCAAGTACTGCTTTCATAGTAATCTCTGCGATTACAAAGTGATTGAATTTTCTCATATTATATTATTTTAGTAGTTTCATAAGTGCATTGACAACGTCATTAGCGTTTGAAGTGTAATCAACGCCTAAGGATAGTGCATTGCTGTAACAGTCATCGCACTCGTCTTGCCACTCGACAAACTGCCAATAGCCAAACATAGTTGATTCAAGTGCTGTGCTACGCACTGAGTAGTCACTGATGTTGTAAGTGATACTGATTTCACTGTCACCAATCAGAGTTAAATCATGATTTGGTAAGTGATGCTTGAGTAATTGATGTATAGCGTTACGCTGTAGTTTTACTTGAGCTCGTAGCTCTTTATTGAATATCATTGCCATATTATTATTATCTATAAGTTATCGTATTTTGTTTGTAGTATTAGGTCTCACCATTGCCACCTCTTCAAACTCTTCACGAGTGATAAGATTCATCATTAGTGCTAAGTAGTACTTAGTTACATCTCGCTTAGTTATTTTGTTAATTACTTTCATATTATTTTTAGTTTAGTAGTAGCTTGCGAATCGAACGCAACTCGGCACCATGACTACTATGTAAGTGTTCATATTTGATATACCAGTAAACACTAAACTAACTGGACTATATGTTGAAGAGTAGTTATGACACTACTGCGTCAGTTTCACGCAACACTTTTGGTATATTGTTACTAGCAGTGTACGACTTATACTTTGCCCAACATGGCATTGCTTCTAAAGCTGACTGCATAAGAGTGAATGCTTTGTCGTGATTGTAAGTAACTGTGTTACCATTCTTGAATGTTACTGTTATTGTAGCGCCTTTGCCTACAAGTGATTGACGTAAAACGAAACGCTTGCTAGTTAGAGTGTTAGTCACTGCATTTGAATTTGACATGTTATATATATTTTTAAGTTATTAGTTATATTTATTATCTGTTGCTTGTCGTATTTAGTTTGTAAAAGTAGTAAGTTTGTTTATGTATTAGTTTTAGTAGAGTAGTACTCCGCCGCGCTCGCAAGTGAACGACATAAATTATTTTACAACAACTCACTGAGTGAACAAGTTAGCATTATGTAAAGAGTAAATACTGTAGCGAAAAGAATTGTATAAATTATTTCTTGAAGTAGTAATTTTAGAATACGCATGTAGAATATTTTTGTTTTGTTATATATATATTATCGAAGCGTTGTCGTACTTACTATGCAAAAATCGAAACTGAGGCAAAGCCAAAGGCGGGGCCCGGTAAACTATATGCACTTTTCCTGGCAGGGGGAGGGGCCGGGGGAGGGGGGCTACATTTCCCTCCAATATTTATAATATCCGAAAAAAGTATGACACTAGGTAGTTAATAGATATTAGTAACAGGCATATGTCACACTTTTTAAATAGCGAAGTAAGTGTGTAACTATAAAGAGTATAAAGAAGAAAAGCAATGGCAACTACAACAGCACAAGTAATTATATCAAGCACGAACTTACTTTCTAGTTCACTTAGCATTAATAACACACGTACATTAAAGCAGTCTGACGGAACAGATGTGGATGAGTCTACAGGTCTAGCAGCAACTAAGAACGGTGGTACTAGTATATATACTTTGTATTTAGCGTCAGCTTACGGTAACAACGGTGCCGCGAAAGTGTACATTAAGAATAACGATACTACGTTTGCTAACTTTGTTACGATCACGATAGGCTCACAAACTCTTGGTAGATTATACGGCGGTGATTGGGCGCTTATACCTTGGGATGCTACAAACGATTTCAAAGCTACAAACAACAACAGCGGTACTACTATTGAGCACATGCTGTTACATGAAGGAGCATAATACTATATATATATAACATACAACATAATTAATTATGGCATACAAAATGAAGAATCCATCTGCTATGAAGATGGCGAAAAAAGCAGGTTGTCCTAGGACTGCTATGAAAATGAAAGCTGAGGAAGCTGCGGCTATGAAGATGAAGAAAGCTGCAATGAAGCTTAAAGAGGCATCTGCTATGAAAATGAAGAAGTCTGCTATGAAGGCTGAAGGTGATCCTAAAAAAGAGATGACTCAAGCTGAAAAGGACGCTGCTATTGCTAACGCTATGCCAGCTGCTAAAAAAGAAGCGCTAAGCGATGAGACAGTTGCGGGTATGAAATCGTACTTTGGTGGAGTTAACGCTGATATTGATGCAGTGAAAGCAAAGATGAGAGAGCTTAAGAGCAAGACGGAAAGATCTGGAGTAAGTCCAAAGAACCAGGCTAAATTCGACGCAGACCTAAAAGCAGCGGAGCGCGCAGCTAAAGCTAGATACCCACAAGTATTTAGATAAACAACGTAAAGGATTTACCTTTACACCATATATAACCTAAAACCCAATAAATATGACCTATTTATACTACAAGACGTCGTCTACGACGCACACTACAAAGCCAAGTAAGCAAGAAATCGCAGAATGGACACACATGTCTGCTAAATCTAACTGGCGAATCACCCAATTACCTAACGGATACTATCAAACAGAGGTTTCGAACCCACAAGATCAAGAAAGTTGGCATTCTGTTACCCGAAGAGAAACGCTCGAAGGTGCAGAATCTGCCATTGACGGTAGCATCGACTACTTTTCTAAAAAATTAGAGGCTACAAAAGGCCCGAAAGTTGTAAAGACTTTCTAAAAAATAAAAATCATGGCATTTAAAATGAAGGCATTCTCTGGTTTTAAATCAAACGGAGATCCAAAGAAAAAATCTACGGCTACAGCTGGTACAATTGTTGGTGATATCGACAATAAGCTTGGAGACGCATTTGCAAGTGGAGACATGAGCGCAGCAAGAAAAGCTTATAGAGAAGTAAAAAGCGATATCAAAAGCGTTCTAGCTGGCGGAGGTAAAGAAGCGGAAAGTCTACGTGATCTTATAAACGTTGATAAGTACAAAAACTTCAACTCAGTAAAAAACGCTTACAAAAGCGATCAATAATCCAAACAAACCAATATAATTTAATTTAATACAATATGGAATACAACTTACCTAGTGAGTTGATCAAGGAACTAGACTTTGGTCATACCGCTAAAAGTAAAATCATTGCCGGCGTAGATAAGCTGGCACAAGCCGTGAAAAGCACACTTGGCGCATCGGGTAAATGCGTCATCTATGAGGATGCTCGCGGCAGACCGGTGATCACAAAAGACGGAGTAACCGTGGCTCAAAGCGTAGTCTTATATGATCCGGTTGAAAACATTGGCGCTACATTAATTAAAGAAGCAGCCAACAACACAGTGAAAGAAGCAGGTGACGGTACTACTACAGCTACTGTCCTTGCTGAAGCACTATTAAAAGAAGTAAATAAAGATGAATACTCTAAAGAATCTATACGAGAAATCAAAGCAGGTATTAGCTCAGGCCTGGACAAAGTTGTGCAACATCTTGAAGGAAGGGCTATTGAAGTTGAAGGGAGCATGCTTAGCGCTGTTAGCGCGATTAGTTGCAACAATGATCAAGCCCTTGGAAACATTATTGCAGAAGCTTACGAGCAAGTAGGCAAAGACGGTGTCGTACTTATGGAGGAAGGTGACACCGATGAAACGCATGTAGAGTTAGTTGACGGGGTGCAGTTTGACTGTGGGCTTACGTCACCGCACTTCGTCACTAACACTGACAAACATCTAGCAGAGCTAGATAACCCATACGTGTTAATTGTATCTAGCGAAATACCAAACGTGCGTAAGATACAAAATGTACTAGAGCATGTTATTAAAAAAGGACGTTCTTTACTTATTATAGCACCTGTAGCATCTGGCGTTAAGTCTGCGCTTATGATGAACAAGGTTAAAGGTAATATAAAAGTTAATATTATTGACTTACCTGGCTTTGGTCCTACAAAGAAAGATGCTACGGAAGATCTAGCTATCATGACGGGTGCTACTGTTATTAACGAAGAGCTGGGTGATGACTTAGACCTTATAGGTGTAGAACACTTAGGAGAAGTTGAGTACGCCGTAACTAGTGATACTAATACAGTGATTACTCTTGAGGAGATGACAGAAGAGATCAACGAACGTATTGAGCAGGTGTCTAAGAAAGTTGAAGATGCTAAAGACGGCTTTATGAAAAAGAAGCTACAAGAGCGCTTAGCTATGTTATCAGGCTCTGTAGGTATTATTAAAGTTGGTGCTGCATCTAAGGTTGAGCTCAAAGAAAAGAAAGACAGAGTTGAAGATGCTATATACGCAACTAAAGCCGCGCTTAAAGAAGGTATCGTACCTGGTGGCGGATCTGCATTATACTGGGCGTCTCAAAAAATTTCTCCCACTAACGTGGGTGAGGAGATCCTCCTTAAATCTATTAGAGCTCCGTTCTACACTATACTAGACAACGCTGGTATTTTAAGCGCTGAAGTTATTAATAAAGAATATCACGGCGTAAACGTTATCACTGGTGAGTGTGTGGACATGATTGAAGCTGGCGTAGTAGATCCAGTGTTAGTTACTAAGTCTGCACTCAAGAACGCTTGCTCAGTGGTGTCAACTATTATTTCGGCTGATTGTGTAATCTCAAATGCTAGAGCAGATGAAAGCAATAAATGATTACATAGTAGTTAACGTAGAGAAAGAAGGTCCCAAAAAAGTTGGTGGCCTTCTTCTTACTGAAGAGCTAGACGAAAGCAATAGATATATTAAAGCTACGATTATCTCTACAGGTAATCTTGTTGAAGGCTTAAATGATGGTGATGTAATTTACTACGATAAGCACGCTGGTCATGGTATTTCATGGCAAGATACAGTGTATCAAGTAATTCGTGGTAGAGATGTTGTACTCGTAGAGTAACTACTTCACTAAACATGTGATAAGGATAATAGACCTAAACCTTAAATCACAAACTTTAAACGGTAAATCAATAAACATTAACATTTAAAATTTTTCAAACATGACACAAAGAGAAGTATTTTTATATTTCCAGGATGGCAATGATGATGCTTACTGCTATCCTCTTAAAAACTTCATTGGTTTCCAGCACGCTGCTGACGGTACTCTTCTAATGAGATTTGTATCTGTAGTTACTGGACCTGGAGCTACAACAGAGATTGATACGGTAACGTTAACATTAGCTTCTAATAAAGAAAAAGATGCTATTAACGATATTGTTAACTTAATCAATAGTGGACCTCACTCAGTAGGGGTTATAACTATTGCTGATAACGTTAATCAAGTTTATGCTTCTACGCATATTACTGATGTAGCTGGTACACTTGACTCATAACACATGAGACTAACAGCGCAAGATTTGCGTGATATGAATATCCTTAAGTACTACAGGCTCACGCGTAAGTGGGCCTGTAAGACTTATGGGTTGACTGATGCTGATCTAGAACTACTTATATATCTAGATCACAAGGGTAGATTTACCCGCAACGAATTTATCGAGGGTGCTTACACATATTCTTGGGATAAGAAAAGGTGGGAGAAACTACGATCAGCTGGCTGGATAGAGGTCTGGCGACATAGAAACAGAACTAGTATTAAGTACTCTGTTTACAAGACGTCGTTTAAATGCTCACAGCTAGTTACACGAATATATCGCATACTGCTAGGCGAAGAAGATCTACCAACTTCAGAGCGCAGTGTGTTTTTTAACAACAAGTCGTATACAGATAAAGTCTATAACAAAGCTATAGATGATATGATACGAGACAAAGATAGATAACATGCCTTTCAAAATGAAACCTAAAAGTCCTCTTACTAAGAAGCTAGTGGGCAATCAACATAAGCTACCTGATCATCTAAAGAAAAAGATTTTAGATGCTCCAGAAACTCCTATGAAGAAAAGCAAGGAAGAAAGAATCAGAGGTAAAAAACAAGGTACAACCGCGAACGTTACAAGACGCTTAAATGAAGGTAACATAAAGGGTGCTAAGCTTTCTAGAAAAATGAACGTAGCTTCAACAAAGGGTAAAAAAGCTAAAGCAGATAGATTAGAAAGGAAAAGAGATGCTGCTGATCAAGATTTTTTCAAAAAAGAAGTTCAACGTAGTAGAAACAAGTAATGGCGTATAAGCTAGGCAAAGAACGTAGAAAAACACGTACACCTGAGAATACACCTATATTCAGAAAGAAGCTAGATAAAGGTATATTAGGTGAAGCTAATATGGATGGTAGCATCTATGTTAGTAAAGACGTGCCTAAAGATAGCGCTCTTGAAAAAAGAGTTATACGTCATGAGAAGGTTCACGCCAAAGAGATGAAGGAAGGTAGAATAGCTTACGGTGACGACTATGTAAGAGATGGTAACAAGACTTACCATAGGAGAGACGGTAAGATTAAATACAACGGTAAGTGGCATGATGAAGGAAGTAATGTGTTTCCTTGGGAGAAGAGAGCTAAGAAAGCAGAGTAATGAAAAAGATTAAAGATACGGGCCTAGGTAAATGGTTGGCTAACAAAGCACCGAACGTACTTGATGTAGTTGGTGAGATGTTACCAGATCAAGGGGCACTAGGCATAGTTAAAAACCTTATTGATAAAGACCCTGAGGTAGATACAGAAGCTGGTAAAGCCGCTGTAGAAGCTGAGGTTCAGTTTCAAAACAATGTAAGCGAAAGATGGAAAGCTGATATGGGTAGCGATGTAAAGCTAGCTAAGATGATCAGACCACTGACACTTATCGCTTTAATGAGTATGTTTATGCTAACAATGGTTTTTGATAGCATGGACAACTTACCTTTCAATGTTAAAGATTCATATGTAGATTTACTACAGATACTTATGCTAACTGCTTTCGGTGCATACTTTGCTGGTAGATCAATAGAAAAAGTAAAAAAATAAAATGGGAATTAATTCAACAGAAGTTTCATACGGCTTCGGACAATTAGGATCTGCTTTCAACGATGGAACAGCTGTAATGGCTCCTCCAACAGGTAAAGTTTTTGTAGCTATAACTATGCTAACAGACACAACATTTGATACAAGTGCTGGTTTAGTAGCAGACAACGACAGCGGCAATGGTTTAGAGTATGTAGGAACTGTTTTTGCTAGAGATACTGATGGCACAGCAAACGATGCCGCTCACGATGAATCATCATCTACCGCTACTCTTGGTTCTGGCGGTGTTGTAGTTGACGTTAGTAACACGTTTCCAAAAGGTATCACTATATACGGTAGATGGACGAGCATTAACCCAGCTTCAGGTAGTTTTATAGCTTATATTGGTAACTAATGTTAGGGTTAGGAGCTAGCTTATTATCACCGTACGTAGAAGGGGTAGTACCGTATTCGAACACGAAGTCTCTGGATTGTGATTTATCTCAAAGTAACGGTGTTAATACAAATTACGATCCTCAGTCGCTTATTAGAGCGAGTCACAGCTGGAGTTGGTGGATGAAACCAGATGATGGCCGTCCATCATCGGCTTACACTGTATTTGGTCAGAGTGAAACTAATGACGCTAATAACAACTATAGAATCACCATTGGAACAAATGGTACGATGGGTTTTTATTGGTACTCTAACGGTGATATTGCTTTAACGCAGACAACGGCAGCTATGTTTAGCGATGGAGCTCAGTCAGACTTCACTCACTTTGTGTTGACTAGAGACCATTCTGGTACGGATGTAGTTCACAAGCTATATAAAAACAGTATAGAATTTAGTGTGACTATTTTAGCTGGTTTCAATGTAACTTCAGCTAACGCCGCACTTTATGACTCTAATAGTGTTCCGTTAGGTATTGACGGTATGAATAGTAAAACCACTGTTCAGTTAAGTGGCGGTTTCGATGGTTTAATTGATGAATTTGCTGCTTTCACAAAAGTTTTATCTCCTAGTGAGGTTACGGCTATTTACAACGGCGGTACTCCTAAAGACGAAAGCGGCCACGACGGGCTAGAGCTATACTACAGATTCGAAGACAACCTTGTAGATACAGCTGGAACAAGTAACGGAAGTGCTGTCGGAACAGTTACATTCAGCTCAACAACACCTTAACATGAAGTACATAATACTAAACAGCGACGAACTGTTAGACGAAAAGGATACTCTAGCAAGTAAAGACCTAATAGCTGGATCTGATAATACAGTTTTAGTAAGTTACGAAACGGTTCCTGCCAAGTACAGTTCTAAGACGACTTATACGAGATCACAAGTTGAAACGATGATGAGAGACTCGTCTAACACTTATTATCTACAAGGATTTTAAACAAACAATTTTAATTTAATATAATTTAATTATGGGAAAAAAGAAAAACAAGGTCGTAGACCTAAAGCCAGAGAAGATCTCTGAAGAAGAGCTAATACAGCTAAGAAATGTTGTGTCAGCAATTAACAAGTTGCAGTTCGATATCGGAACTATTGAAGTTCAAAAACATAATGCATTACACGCTTTGTTTGAAGGTAACGATAAGCTAAATGAAATGCAATCTAATTTTAAAGAAAAGTACGGAACTGATGATGTAAATATTCAGGACGGTACTATTAAATACAAAAACGATGAGCCATCTGATTCGTAAGATCACGATCGGTAAAGATTATAAAAATGACGCCATGCACTATTCTGTTGGACAGGAAGTGTATGGTGGTCATACCATCTGTGATATTTTAGAAGAAACTGAAAAGTACTCTATATACATTAGAAAAGACAAAGCCGTTATTCCTTGGAAGGACTTTAATAAGAACATGGCTATATCTGTAGAGTATAATTTAGAGTACTAATGCGAGGATTATACAACTTTATTGTAGAGCCTATTGGAGAGCGATACGACAACACTACTAAAGTTGGAGACAAAGAGTTAATACTCAACACCGATATATCAGACCACTCACACGTTAATAGATTAGCTAGAGTTATATCTGTACCTAGGTTTACTAATTACGATATAAAAGAAGGTGACACAGTTATAGTTCACTTTAACGTGTTTAGGCGTTGGCATGATGTAAAGGGCCGTGAGCGTAATAGCAGATCGTACTACGAAGAAAATAGATACTTTGTAAACTACGATCAGATATTTTTGTACAAGCGTGACGAAGAGTGGGTATGCCCACAAGGTTATTGCTTTGTGCAACCTATTAAGGACAATAGCAAGTTAAGCGTCGATACTGAAAGACCCTTAGTTGGTGTTGTTAAACATACTGATGGCAGAGCAGAGCTAAACTCACTTATTGGTTTTAGACCAAATACAGAGTGTGAGTTTATTATTGATGGTAAAAGGTTGTACCGAATACCATCTCAATTTATTACAATTAAATATGAATATCAAGGAGACGAAGAAGAGTATAATCCAAGCTGGGCAAATAGCCGTTAATGAGCTTATCAAAGTAGCAGAAGAAAAGATCATCACCAACACTGAAGATGATGTATCTGCTGATAGGCTTAAGAACGCAGCTGCCACAAAGAAGCTTGCGATCTTCGATGCCTTCGAGATATTATCCAGAATCCAAGAAGAACAAAACTTACTAGATGGTAAGTCTCCAGAAGAAAAGAAAGAGCGTGTCTTCAAGGGTTTTGCTGAAGGTAGATCAAAGTGATGTACGAGCAGAGTTTAGTAAAGGTTGTAGAACCAATTAAGAAAACAACTATCACGAGACTTAATCGTGGTAAGAAATGGAAATACGGTTATGATAAAGACCATGATATCGTTGTTGTATCGAAAACTGGGCAGATCGGCGAAATCCTTGAAATCCAAGGGTTGCAAATTGCACTGCCTAGAGTGCCCACCGGGAATGTGCTTCAACATAAAGAAGATAAATGGGTAAGAGCTGAATACCCAAAAGAGCTAGGCCGTATAAAAAGTATATTCGACTGGAGAGATTATCCAGACGAACAAAAAGAAAAGTGGTACGACTATATTGACGAAGAGTTCAAGCGCAGAGACGAAGGATTCTGGTTTACTAATAAAGGCATACCGACATACATAACAGGTGCACATTACATGTACCTACAGTGGAGTAAGATTGATGTTGGAGCTCCAGATTTTAGAGAGGCAAACAGACTATTCTTTATATTCTGGGAAGCCTGTAAAGCTGATAAGAGATGCTATGGGATGTGCTACCTTAAAAACCGTCGTTCAGGTTTCTCGTTTATGTCATCAGCTGAAACAGTTAACTTAGCCACTATATCGAGTGATAGTAGATATGGGATACTCTCTAAGTCTGGAGCCGATGCAAAGAAGATGTTTACTGATAAGGTTGTACCTATATCTATAAATTATCCTTTCTTCTTCAAGCCAATACAAGACGGTATGGACCGTCCAAAGTCTGAGCTCGCGTACAGAGTTCCGGCTAGTAAGTTTACTCGTAAGAAAATACAGAGTAACGAACAGCTTGAGGAGATAGTAGGGCTTGATACTACGATTGACTGGAAGAACACTGGTGACAATAGTTACGATGGTGAGAAGTTAAATCTGTTAGTACACGATGAGAGTGGTAAGTGGGAGAAGCCCGATAATATATTAAACAACTGGCGAGTTACTAAAACCTGTTTAAGGCTAGGTAGTAAGATCGTTGGTAAGTGCTTAATGGGTAGTACCAGTAATGCACTTGACAAGGGTGGAGATAACTTTAAAAAACTATACAATGATTCTGACGTCAAACGACGAAATCGTAATGGACAAACGAAGTCTGGGCTTTATTCTCTCTTTATCCCGATGGAATGGAACTATGAAGGATTTATTGACGAGTACGGACTTCCAGTCTTTGATAGTCGAAGTGATGATGTACGATATGGACCAGACGGTGAATTAATTGATGTTGGAGTTATAGATCATTGGGAAAACGAAGCTGATGGTTTAAAAGATGACCAAGACGCTTTAAACGAATTTTACAGACAGTTTCCTCGCACTGAAGAACACGCGTTCAGAGACGAAACAAAGAATAGTATATTTAATTTAATGAAGATCTACGAGCAGATCGATTTTAACGAAGGTAGCAGATACAATGCTCACGTTACTCGAGGAAGCTTTGGTTGGGTTAATGGTGTTAAAGATACACAAGTGGTATTTCACCCAGATCCAAACGGTAGGTTTAGTGTTAGCTGGGTGCCGCCTGCTAGCTTACAAAATAGGCAGATTATAAAAAATGGAATACGATATCCTGGCAATGAACACGTTGGTGCTTTTGGATGTGATAGTTACGATATTAGTGGGACTGTCGATGGTAAAGGTTCTAAAGGAGCATTACACGGATTAACAAAATTCTCTATGGAAGACGCACCTTCGAGTACGTTCTTTCTAGAATATATAGCAAGACCACAAACCGCAGAGATATTCTTTGAAGATGTTTTAATGGCATTAGTATTTTACGGGATGCCTTTACTTGCGGAGAACAATAAACCACGTCTACTGTATTATATACGCCGTAGAGGATACAGAGGTTATAGTATGAACAGACCAGATAAGTCTTGGAAGAAGTTATCGACAGCTGAGAAAGAAGTTGGTGGTATACCTAACTCAAGCGAAGATATCAAGCAGGCCCACGCATCAGCTATTGAAATGTATATCAACGATCATGTTGGTCACAAAGGAGATGGTGAGTATGGAACGATGTATTTCAACGATACGCTGCTTGATTGGTCTAGGTTTGATATAAATAAAAGAACTAAGCATGATGCTTCGATAAGTTCAGGCTTAGCTATTATGGCTTGCAATAAACATTTGTACGCACCTAATCCAGATAGACAAAAGACACCATTAAGTTTGACTATATCTAAATACGATAATAAAGGGTACACATCCCAAATAATTAAATAAAGCATGGCTGAGTCAGTATATGTTAATTTTCCTTCTCAAGTAGTTAGCGACTTAGAGAAAATGAGCCCAGAGTATGGGCTTAAAATAGCGAAAGCTATTGAGCAGGAGTGGTTCAATGGTGTACAGTCTAATAGATATGTGGATACTCAAAATAAATTCCACAGACTAAGACTATACGCTAGAGGCGAACAATCAATACAAAAATACAAAGATGAATTATCTATTAACGGTGATTTATCTTATCTTAACTTAGACTGGAAGCCAGTTCCAATTATTCCTAAGTTCGTTGACATTGTTGTTAACGGTATGTCTGAGCGTATGTTCGATGTTAAAGCATACTCACAAGATCAATATGGCGTAAGCAAACGAACTGAATATATGGAGTCTCTTATTAGAGACATGCAGGCTAAGACATATAATGATCAAGCTGCAAAGCTTTTTAACGTAGACTTATACGAAAACGACAAAGAAGAATTACCTGACACTCAAGAAGAGTTAGAACTACATATGCAGCTTAACTATAAGCAAGCTGTAGAGTTAGCTGAAGAGCAAGCTATTAACGTATTGCTCGATGGTAATAAATACGATTTAACTAGAAGAAGATTAATACACGATATTACTGTGCTAGGTATCGCTTGCGTTAAGACTGGTTTCAACACTAGCCAAGGCGTAACAGTAGAATACGTAGACCCAGCTAATATAGTTTATTCATATACAGACTCTCCGTACTTTGACGACATCTATTATGTAGGTGAAGTAAAGACGTTATCGATTAACGAACTGGTAAGAGAGTTTCCACAACTAACTCAGTCTGATCTTGAAGAAGTAAAGAAGAGCTCTTACAGGCCTAGACGTAAGTACAATAGAGTTGAAGTAAGAGATCAGAACAAAGTTCAAGTTTTATACTTTAACTACAAGACTTATATGAACGACACATATAAGTTGAAAGAGACTGGTAGCGGAGGCGAGAAAGCTATACCAAAAGATGATACGTTTAATCCACCAGAAAACAAAGAAGGTGGATACGCTAAACTACAGAGAGCTGTAGAAGTAGTATACGAAGGTGCGGTTGTTGTTGGTATTGACAAACTACTTAAGTGGAACATTTGTGAAAACATGATGCGTAGTAAGTCTGACTTCAACAAAGTTAAGATGAACTACAACATCGTAGCACCACACCTATACGATAACCGTATTGAGTCACTGGTTAGTAGAATCACTGGGTTCGCAGATATGATTCAGCTTACGCACCTGAAGCTACAACAGGTTATGTCTCGTATGGTACCGGACGGTGTATACCTTGACGCAGATGGATTAGCTGAAGTTGATTTAGGTAATGGCACCAACTACAACCCGCAAGAAGCACTTAACATGTTCTTCCAAACAGGTTCTGTTATTGGTAGATCGTTTACTCAAGACGGTGATCCTAATCCAGGTAAAATACCTATTCAGCAAATTAGCAATGGCGCAGGTCAAGATAAGATCGGTAGCTTGATTAGTACGTACAACTACTACCTACAAATGATCCGTGATGTAACGGGTCTTAACGAAGCTAGAGATGGCAGTATGCCAGATCCTAAGTCTTTAGTAGGTGTTCAGAAGCTAGCTGCTGCAAACTCAAATGTAGCTACTAGACATATTCTACTAGGCTCAATGTACTTGACATCTGAAGTTGCTGAGTCATTATCTCTTAGAATATCTGACGTGTTAGAGTATTCACCAACAGCTGATGCGTTTGTTCAGTCTATTGGTGCTCATAATGCAGCTACGTTAAAAGAAATGTCTGAGCTATATCTATATGACTTCGGTATATTTATCGAGCTCACGCCAGACGAAGAAGAAAAACAACTTCTTGAAAACAATATACAAACAGCGCTAGGTCAACAGCTAATAGATTTAGACGATGCTATTGATATTCGTGAGATTAGAAACGTAAGGTTAGCTAATCAACTGTTGAAAATTAAGCGCAAGAAAAAACAAGAACGTGATCAAAAGATCCAGCAAGAAAACATCAAGGCGCAAGCAGACGCGAACGCGCAAGCTCAACAAGCCGCTGCTCAAGCTGAGGTACAGAAAAATCAGGCAAAAACTCAAGCGGACATGCAACTCGAGCAAGTAAGAGCTCAAGGTAGATTAAACCAGCTAGAAGCTGAGGTAAGACTAAAGAAAGAGCTTATGCAGTTTGAGTTTGAGTTAAACCAAAAGCTACGTGATCAAGAGCGTGGCCAAGCAATGAAATTAGAGCAAGTTAAGCAAGACGGAAAAGTTAAGCAAGAACAAGCTAAAAAATTCGAGTCTTCAGGTAATGATATACTTGGAAGCGGAGTGGGTTTAGACAAGTTCAACCCACAAATAGGAAATTAATTATATAATATTTTATCATGGAAGAAAACAAACAAACAGATCTTGAGGATGTAATCCAAGAGGTCGAGCAAGAAACGTCTGAGGTTGAAGAGACTAACGAAGTTGTTGAAGAACAACCTGAGTTAGACTTAGAAAAGTTCGAAAGTAAAGATGACCCTAATGTTATTAAGGTAGACTTATCGCAGCCAACTACTGAAGAACCTCAAGTTGAAGAGGTTGTGGAAGAAGTTGTAGAGCAAACTGAAGAGCCAGTTATTGAAGCTGTAGAAGAAAACGCTACGCTACAAGAGGTAACTGATGAAGACGTACAGGATTTTAAAGAAGAAGTAGTTGAAGCTATAGATCAAGCTGAAGCTAGTGGCGAACCTCTACCAGAGAACGTTCAGAAGCTACTTGATTTCATGGCAGATACAGGTGGTGATCTCGAAGATTACGTTAGATTAAACCGTGATATTCAAGATATCGATGATCAAGACGCTCTACGAGAGTACTACCAAAGAACTAAACCGCATCTATCATCAGATGAAGTTGACTTTCTAATGGAAGATCAATTTGCTTATGATGAATCAATAGATGACGACAGAGATATTAAACGAAAGAAATTAGCCCGAAAAGAGCAAGTTGCTGAGGCTAAAGCCTACTTAGACGGGCAAAAGTCTAAATACTACGAAGAGATTAAAGCTGGAAGTAAGCTCACTCCTGAGCAGCAGAAGGCAATTGATTTTTTCAACCGATACAATAAAGAGTCTGAGCAAACGCAGAAGACTGCAGAAAGACAGAAGTTAGTTTTTAACAAGAAGACCAATCAGGTTTTTAACGACAGTTTCAAAGGTTTTGATTATAACGTCGGAGATAAAACATACAGGTACTCAGTTAAAAATACTGACCAAGTGAAAGACACGCAGAGCGACATCAACAATTTCGTTAGAAAGTTTCTAAACGAAGACAATACGATGGAAGATGCAAATGGTTATCACAAGAGTCTTTTTACAGCCATGAACGCGGATGCTATCGCTAGACACTTCTACGAACAAGGAAAGGCTGATGCTTTAAAAGATACAGTAGCTAAGTCTAAAAATGTTAATATGGATCCAAGACAATCGCATAGTGCGGTTGAAGCGGGTGGTATTAAAGTTCGTGTGTTAGGCGATGATTCAAGCTCTTTTAAATTTAAAATTAAAAACAAAAAGTAAAATTAAGAAATTATGGCAATTACTGCAGGAGGTAATTTAAATAGCGTATTAGCACCACAGAAGGTGACGCTATCATCAAATTATTTAGATTTAGCTGCTACAGCCAACGAAGGTTGGGCGCAGCAATATGTACCAGATCTAATGGAGAAAGAAGCTGAGGTGTTCGGTCCAAGAACAATCTCTGGTTTCCTTTCACAAGTTGGAGCTGAAGAAGCGATGACTGCTGACCAAGTTGTTTGGTCTGAGCAAGGTCGTTTACACCTTTCATACAAAGGTACAATGGATGTTGACGGTGGTGTCACTGGAGGTAACGGTGGTAAGTTCACTTGTACTACTGATATCGACGGTAACGCAATCACTACTACTCACGGTGTACGTGTTAACGATACTGTAATCTTAGCTTCTAATAACAAAGTTATTAAGGCTCTTGTTACTGAAGTAGATGGTGCCGCTATCGAAGTTGAACCATATGATGCTGCTGACTGTACGGGTCTTTCTGAAACTGCTAGCGCTACTACACTACTTGTGTACGGTTCTGAGTTTGCAAAGGGGACTAACTACAACAGCGCTGCTGCTGCTGCTACAGACCAGCGTGGAGCTAACGAGCCTACGTTCAAGTCTTTCAGCAACAAGCCTATCATTATCAAAGACTACTACGAAGTATCTGGATCAGATGCGTCTCGTATTGGTTGGGTAGAAGTAGCTGCTGAAGACGGTCAATCAGGATACCTTTGGTACCTAAAGGCTGAAGCTGACACTCGCGCTCGTTTCACTGATTACCTAGAAATGGCTTGTATTGAAGGTATCAAAGGTAGCGGTTCTAACGACGCTGACGCTTTCCTTGGTAGTGACGGTGATGCTATCGGTACTGAAGGTTTATTTGCTGCTATCGAAGATCGCGGTAACTTATCTTCTGGTATCACTGGTGTTAACGCTGCTACTGACCTAGCTGAGTTTGACGCTATTCTAGCTGAGTTCGATAAGCAAGGTGCTATTGAGGAAAACATGCTTTTCCTTAACCGTGCAACTTCTCTAGCTATTGACGATATGCTTGCATCTATGAACTCATACGGTGCTGGTGGTACTTCTTACGGAGTATTTGATAACGACGAAGACATGGCTCTAAACCTTGGCTTCTCTGGTTTCCGTCGCGGATCTTACGACTTCTACAAGTCTGACTTCCGTTACTTAAACGATCAAGCTACTCGTGGAGGTATTAACGCTACTGCTGGTTCTGCTGCTATTCGCGGTGTTATTGTCCCAGCTGGTACTTCAACTGTATACGATCAGCAGTTAGGTAGAAACCTTAAGCGTCCGTTCCTACACGTACGTTACAGAGCTTCTCAAACTGATGACCGTCGCATGAAGACTTGGGTGACTGGTTCAGTAGGTGCTGCTACATCTGCGCTTGACGCAATGCAGCTTCACATGCTATCTGAGCGTTGCTTAGTAGTTCAAGGCGCTAACAACTTCATGTTGTTAAACTAATACTATACTGACTGAAACTACCTCACCTTCGGGTGGGGTAGTTTTATATTATTTAATTATATTATATTATGGCTAAAAAGAAAAAAGAAGTAGAGGTTGTAGAAGAACCTCTAGTGGTAGAAGAAGTAGTTGTTGCTGAAGCACCAGCTCCAAAACCACAACCTAAACCAACTCTAGTTGTAGAAGAGAAACCAAAAAATACTTGGGAGATTAAAGATAGAGTTTATTATCTAACTGGTAATAAAAAACCTTTATCTAGATCAATTAGATCAACAGGTGTATACTGGTTTGACGAAGAAAAAGGATACGAAAGAGAACTTAAGTATTGTGAAAATCAAAGAACTTGCTTCGTAGATGAAATGAAAGGTGATCAAAGACTTTCACATATCATATTTAGAAACGGTGCTTTATTTGTTCCTAAAAACAAAACAGTTCTACAAAAGATGTTATCATTGTACCATCCACATAATGGGTCAATGTTTTACGAATATAAGCCAGTTGAAATAGCTGCTAATGAATTAGATATTCTAGAGATGGAAATCGAAGCTCTAGACTTAGCTAGATCGCTAGACATTGAGTTCATAGAAGCTATTATGCGTGTAGAGATTGGATCTAAGGTATCAGAGATGAGTTCTAAGGAGCTTAAACGAGATTCTTTACTATTTGCACGTAAGAATCCAACTTTGTTCTTAGAACTTGCGAAAGATGATAACGTACAGTTGAGAAACTTTGGTATCAGAGCTGTTGAGATGGGTATCATTAAGCTATCTAATGATCAACGATACTTTATCTGGAGTTCTAACAATAGAAAACTCATGACTGTTCCGTTTGACGAGCATCCTTATTCTGCTCTAGCACAATGGTTCAAGACTGATGAAGGTATGGAGGTTTACTCTAATATCGAAAAAAGATTAAACTAATTAGTAATGTGACTGCCCTTCGGGGCGGTCACTATACTTTAAAAACGAATTATGGCAGTAAGTGTAGACACGGTATATCAAAGAGTATTAGCTCTTGCTAATAAAGAGCAGAGAGGTTATATTACACCACAAGAATATAACTTGCTTGCCAACCAGGCTCAAATGCAAATATTTGAGTCTTATTTTTATGCTAAGAATCAGAGAGAAAGAGCTGAGCCAGATAGGACAGCTGAGGTTGACGAGACTGATATTAGCGAACTAATAGATTTAAAGCTTAGACCTTTTCTAAGCGTAGAGACTGTAACAAGTGGAACTACATATCCAGCTACAATAACCGCTGACAGTGTTACATATAACATATATCAGACAGGTAATATTTTCTACAACGGTCAAGTATGCAGCAAGATATCGATTAACGAACTGAACCGCATGTCTCAATCAGTGAGACACTACAGCACTACACAAAATCAAAGCCCAGTTTATATCGACAGTTATAACTCAGGCCAAGACGTGCTTGTTTATGCTGGTCCGTCAGCTGATGGTACTTTTGCTAATAAAACATCTGGCGTAAACATAGAGTGTTTTAGAAAGCCAAAGATCGTTGAGTGGGCTTATGTAGTTGTAAACGAAAAAGCTTTATACAACTCAAACGTAGCTGTAGATTTTGAGCTACACGTATCTGAAGAAGATACTCTAGTAAATATTATTCTTGGTCTAGCTGGTATTGTAATAAGCAAGCCTGGTCTACTTGACGTGGCTTCTCAGATAACAGCTAACGAGAACAACAATCAAAAACTGTAATAGATGGGTATAATTAAATCAGCTCCTCAAGCATATTACGATAATACAAACCCAGACTTTGGTAATTATCGATATGTTCCACTGAGTGACATTATCGCTTCGTTTAACGCGGCGTACGTAGGTAGAGGTAAGATATGTGAAGGCGTGTTAGGTATGGATGTAAACTTCCATGCTATACGCGCGTTACAAGAGTTAAGCTACGATACTCTAAAATGTACTAAAGACTTGGAGGTTGAAGTGCCTTCATCTTTGGTTTTAGTTATGCCTTTAGATTATGTTAATTATGTAAGCCTTCAGTGGGTTGATGATAGCGGTATATTCCGCCGATTATATCCTACTAATAAATCTGGTAATCCTTTTGACGTCAACGAAGCAGTTCAAGGCTATGGTGGTTTTACTACGACAGGAGCTAATGACGACCTAACGAGAACAGCGGCAGACAGCGACGGCAACTTTGGTTCTGAGAGTTTCGATAAGTTTAAAGCTCAAACAGCTAATGATATTGGTAATCTAGATGCTGACGAAATCGATGATGTATATGGTGATTTAGTTGGTAGTAGATACGGTATTGAGCCTCAGTATGCTCAAGCAAACGGTACGTTCTTTGTAGATGAAACTCAAGGTAAGTTCCACTTCAGCTCGAGCATAGCGGGTAAAACAGTGGTACTCAAATACATTAGTGACGGTATCGTATCTACAAGCGCTGCTGGTATTGATCTTACGGCTTGTGAAGTACCGAAGCTTGCTGAAGAAGCTATTTACAAGCATATCCTTTACGGAGTGCTATCAGCGAGAAAAGATACACCAGGCGGTTTGCTTGGTCAACTCAAGCGAGAGAAGTTCGCTGAGACAAGAAAAGCCAAGCTTAGGCTTTCAAATATTAAGCTAGAAGAATTAACTCAAGTACTTAGAGGTAGCTCTAAAATAATCAAGCACTAACATATGGCAGAGTTGAGAAAAGACTTCTCAAAAGCCCGCATGAACAAGGACATGGACGAACGTCTTGTCCCGCCGGGCGAGTATAGAGACGCAAACAATATACAGATATCTACGTCTGACGGTTCTGACATAGGAACTGTTCAGTCGTTGTTTAGTAATAAAAGCAGAGCTCTTGTTAACTATAGCAGCACTGGAGCTGCTCAAAACCTATACGGCGGATCAACTGTTAAACATACTATCGTTGGTTCTGTAGCAGATGCCAGCAAAGATAAGATTTACTATTTAGTTTCTGGTGGAGATCAATATGACTCTTCATCATATAATAGCACACGTAAAGATTACATAGTAGAATATGACACTGTAAAAGAAACTAACAAATATGTGTTTGTAGATATATTCGGTGTAGATACAACTGTGTCCGGCACGCCAGGATCAAACACAACTTTCCATATAGCATTAGGAGCTGGTAGCTCTATTTACAATATAGGTGTAAGAGTAGGTATGAATATAACTAGTACCGCTACTACGCCTAATACTATTTTAACTAGTGATGTGATCGTGACAAATGTAGAGTACGACACAAGTGGTGGCACTAACAAGTGGAAGATTACTACCAACAAAGCTCACGGTCTATCTGACACGAACGCTTTAACGTTTGAGTCAAAAAGAGTTTTAAACTTTTCTAAGTTTACGCTGATAACTGGTATTAATATTTTAGATGATTTTATATACTGGACAGATAATGAGCACGAGCCTAAGAAGATTAGCATCAGCAGAAGCATTGCTGGAACAGGTGGAACAGTAGAGTTAAATACAGAAGCGACTCAAACATTTAACGGAGACACTGACAACTTCCACACTAGACTAGTAAAAACTAACAACGCTTACGCTAACGTAGAAAACATACTTTCTGTTGCGGTTAACAACGCGGGTGCGAGACCTGTATATGTAGACGAAAGTCACGTCACTGTTATTAGAAAATCACCAACTCAACCGTTAGAGCTAGACATGTTCAGAACTGGTGTTGAGCGTATAAAATCTAATGGCGATGTAAACCCGACAGAGGGCTTTGTGTCAAATGTATCATTAAGCTTTGGTAACGTAACGTCAGGTAATCAGAACTACACTAACGCAGCAAGCATTACATTTGATGATCAGGTTGATTTTAGAGATGATGATATACTACTTATCACGCTACAAGACAACTTAGATCAAGACCTACCTGAAGAAGATTATTTTGATATTAGAGTTAGAGTTTTAAATTCACCTATAACTAATGCGAATAATATATCTTTCGGTCCTTTTATTGTAGAGTTTTTAGGTGCTAGTGTAGATGGTCAAGCTTATTTAAACGGAACATCTACAGACACGCTAAGCGTTAAGCTCGATACTAAAGATGT